GCAGTGGTATCAACGCAGAGTACTAAAGTTGAGAATGGCAAAGATCCGTTCGGTGCTCCGCTTGTGGATGATGTTGAAATTCCAATCGAAAACGTGTTGATCAGTCCAACGTTGTCCGATGACGTGGTCAATCAGTTGAGTCTCACTGGCCGAAAAGCGACATACACGCTGGCTATTCCCAAAAATGATGATCACGACTGGGAAAACAAAGAAGTGATATTCTTTGGCCAACATTGGCGCACCTTCGGTATTCCACTTGAAGGAATAGATAGCTTGATTCCGCTCGATTGGAATAAGAAAGTGATGGTAGAACGTTATGAGTAATAAGAAAGGCTTTGTTTTAAACCATGCTGGGGTTGCTGCGTTGATGAAATCATCAGCAATGCAATCTGTATTAGAGAACAAAGCTAGTGCCATTCGCAACCGCTGTGGTACTGGCTACAAGCAAGATATTTATGTTGGTAAGAATCGAGCTAATGCAATGGTCAGTGCAGATAGTTCGGAAGCACGGCGCGATAACATGAAGAATAACACCATCTTAAAGGCGGTGCGGTAATGATTGAAGAAATTGTTAAACAGTTTCTTGATGGTCATTTATCTGTGCCGTCTTTTACTGACCGTCAAAACAAAATGCCAAAACGCTATGTGATGATCGACAAAACAGGCAGTTCTAAAAGTAATCATCTACCTAGCTCAACATTGGCATTTCAAAGTTATGCGGAATCAAAGTATGAGGCCGCAAAAATCAATCAAGAATTAAAGGAAGTTGTAGAAAACATGATTGAATTGGACGTCATTCGTGGCGTTCATCTCAATAGTGACTACGACTACACCGATACAACAACGAAAGAATACAGATATCAAGCAGTTTATGATATCAATCACTATTAGGAGGCAACTAAATGTCAGATGTAGCAAATGTTACAACAGCTAAGCCGAAAGTCGGCGGTGCAGCATATTCAGCACCACTAGGGACAACCCTACCAACTGATGCATTAACAGCATTAGATCCAGCGTTCAAAGCGCTCGGTTATATTTCGGAAGACGGTTTGGTCAATACTAATACACCGGATTCAGATACGATTGCAGCTTGGGGCGGCGATGTCGTTGCTGCAACCCAATCAAGCAAGGAAGATACTTTCCAATACACATTGATCGAAGCACTGAATATCGATGTGCTAAAAGAAGTATATGGCGAAGACAATGTCACTGGTGATTTGGAATCAGGAATTAAAATCGCTGCCAACTCTAAAGAATTAAAAGAGCATTGCTTAATATTCGACACGATCTTAAAAAATGGCATCTTGAAACGAATTGTAATTCCTAACGGTAAAATCACTGAAATTGGTGATATTACTTATACCGACGGCGATTTACTTGGTTATGAAACAACACTATCAAGTGCACCAGATGCAACTAGCAATACTCACTATGAATATATCAACAAGCCAAAAGCAGCTGACCCAGCAAACTGAAAGCAGGTGACAAATAGTGTTAAAGGGTAAAACGTCAACAGGTTTTGAATATAAAATTTCAGATGAACGTCTGAATAACTATGATTTATTAGAAGCGATTGGAGAGTTTAGTGAAGATGGCAATGTGTTAATTATGCCTAAGGTTGTCAATTTGTTATTGGGTAAATCAGGCGCTAAATCTTTAAAAGACCATGTTCGAACGAAAGATGGATTAGTACCTGTTCAGAAATTATCTGATGAAATTAGTGAAATTTTTAAGGCACAAAAAGCATTAAAAAACTCCTAATCCTTGCCGAGATGATTAAGACTGACGAAGATTTGTTAGTCTGCGATCTCGCCGAAACATATCATATCTACGACTACAAGCGGCTGCCGCCATTAACAGTAGCTGCTTTTTCGTATGGTCTAAGAGCAGATTCTCGAATCAAACTAAAGCTCAATAATCAGCCAGTAAGCATTGATACCCAACTGCTCGCTGGCGTTTTTGATGTTGTCAATCTGATGTGGTGGTCAAGGACTAAGGACGGTCAAAGTAATAAAAACCGTCCGAAGTCAATTCTGAATTCAATTATGAATAGCAGTAAAGATGATCAACCACGCGATGAGATCACATTTGATTCTGGTGAGGATTTTGAACGCGCAAGAAGAGAACTTATGTCGGGAGGTGAGAATTAATGGCGACCGAATTAGGACAAGCGTATGTACAGATCATGCCAAGTGCTAAGGGTATTTCTGGCATGATCAAAGGTCAGATGGATCCGGAGGCAGAATCAGCTGGTCAAAGTGCCGGTTTAAAACTTGGCGCTGGACTAAAGGTAGCAGCTGCCGCCGCAGTTGCCGCTGCTGGCGTTGCATTAGGTAAAATCATTTCATCATCACTTGCTGAAGGTGCCAATCTCCAACAATCACTTGGCGGTGTCGAAACCTTGTTTAAAGGTAGTGCCAGCAAGGTTATCAAGTACGCTGATCAAGCGTATAAAACAGCCGGTTTATCAGCTAATGATTACATGACAAACGTTACAAGCTTTACGGCAAGTCTGTTGCAATCTCTGGGTGGTAACACCGAAAAAGCAGCTGACAAAGCTAATATGGCCATGATTGATATGTCGGATAATGCTAACAAAATGGGCACTAATATGGGTGATATTCAAAATGCCTATCAAGGCTTTGCCAAGCAGAACTACACCATGTTGGATAACTTAAAACTTGGATATGGTGGTACTCAAGAAGAAATGAAACGGCTGTTGACCGACGCTACAAAGATTACCGGTGTGAAGTATGACATCAAAAACCTTAGTGACGTATATAGCGCGATTCATGCAATTCAAGGCAAACTGGATATTACAGGGACAACAGCAAAAGAAGCGGCTAGTACATTTAGCGGTTCTTTTGACTCAATGAAAGCAGCACTATCAAATGTTCTTGGCAATTTATCGTTAGGGCGTGATATTGGTCCGTCGTTACAAGCATTAGCAACTACCACATCAACATTTCTTTTTAACAACTTTATTCCGATGGTTGGTAATATTTTAAAATCATTACCAAGTGCGATTTCGACATTTATTTCAGCAGCTGCGCCAAGCTTTATGGCAGGTGGTCAAAAATTAATTAGCAGCTTAACGCAAGGAATGTCAGGAGGTCAAGGCGCATTTGCGACATCTTTAAATAGCATGGTAACGTCAGTTACTTCGTTTGGTTCGACGATGAGTACGACTTTACAGACTGCATTTGCAACACTATCGCCCGTCATCACTTCAACCTTTGGCACAGTTTTAGGACAACTACCTACGCTATTCACGACGGTGGTTAATGCAATTACGCCAATCGTCCAGTTAATTGGAACTGCGATTTCACAACTTGATTTTAGCGGTTTGCAGACTTTCGCGGCTGCGATTGTTCCCGCAATTACTGCAGGATTCAGTACGATGATGAGAATTGTCGGTCCTGCAATTACAAGTGTTGTTAATTCATTTGTGGCGATGTGGAACGCAGCACAACCATTGATCTCGATTTTGGGGGGCGCATTAATGCCGGCTTTTCAGGTGATTGGTTCATTCCTTGGTGGTGTATTTAAAGGTATTTTGATGGGCGTTTCTACTGCGTTTGACGTAGTGAGAACAGTCATTGGCATTTTAACGCCTGTTGTCTCATTTTTGGTTGACGTGTTTAAAGCCTGCGCACCGGCATTAAGTACAGTGGCCCAATGGGTTGGTACTGTTATTGGTACGTTTACGAGTTTAGGCGGTTCTGGTAATAGTCTGAGAAGTATTCTATCAAGCGCTTGGAGCAACATTAAATCAGCGGTTACGGTTGCTGGTGGTGTCATTAAAGGCGCAATTGGTGGTATCAAAGCTGTATTTAGCACCTTAGGCTCAGCTGGCGGATCGTTAAAAGGACTATTGAGCGGCGCTTGGAGCGGCATTAGGTCTGCTATTTCGGCGGCTGGTGGTGTTATTAAAGGAATTGTCAGTGGCATTCGTTCAGCGTTTAGCAGTTTAGGAAGTGCAGGTAGTGCTGTAAAAGGAGCTGTTTCCGGCGCATTCAACGGTATGAAAAGTGTTGTATCAAGTGTTGGGTCAAGCATTAAAGGTGTCATTAGTGGTATTAAAGGAACATTCAACAGTTTAAAAAATATTAGTTTAAGTGGCGCCGGTGCGGCAATCATGAATGGCTTCTTAGGTGGATTGAAGAGTGCTTGGGGTGCTGTTAAAGATTTCGTCGGTGGCATTGCTAGTTGGATTAAGAAACATAAAGGACCAATCAGCTATGATCGAAAGCTGCTGATTCCAGCCGGTAATGCAATCATGACCGGTCTTAACAACGGATTGATTGACAGTTTCAAAGATGTGAAGTCAACCGTTTATGGCATGGCTAGTCAATTGAATTTATCAATGAAGCCTGACGTTGCATTTAATCAACCACAGGTTTTATCAGGTAACAACCTATCAAGAATGATGAAACTAAGTCAAACAGTTTATACGCCAAGTCCTGCACCAGCTGAAACATTACAAGACAATAACAGAAAAGTTTTAGAGTTACTTCAAGTGATCGCCGACAAACGTACAGTTGTCGACGGTTCTTCTTTTTCTAAGAAGTACGAAGAATATGGCTCAACGACAAAGGCATTCCGAAGTCAGATGAGCAGCAGGGGGTTAGCAATTGGTACTCAAATCTAAATACCGTTATGGCATTATCTTTGATGGTCAACGGTCAAATGATTTTGGATTAGACGTTGCTGACAAGGATGTTGGTATGCCTACAAAGAAGAAGATTCTTCAAGAGTTGCCGTACAGCAATCATGTTATTGATCTGTCAGAAATTTATGGTAATCAGCAGTATGCAGAACGAACTTATGAAATGGCCTTCATTGTCCGCGATGCAGAAGATTGGAGTAAAGACCGTCTCTATATAATGTGGACGAAAGCCGTCAACTGGCTAATGAACCCAGGTCACAAGGTAAAGTTGGTTGACGATATCATGAGCAACTATTACTACCTTGCTGAAGTGCAGAAAGAGCCAGATTGGGAAGAGTTCAGATCATATGGCAAGCTCAAGGTTGAGTTTGTCTGTTATCCATTCAGAATCTCTGAACTGGCGGAAGGCAATGACATCTGGGACGACTTCAATTTTGAATTGGATATTGCGCAGAATACTGACTATGAAATTTCAGGAAGCAAGACGATCACGCTGTTCAACGTTGGCTCTAATTCAGTTGCGCCGCAGTTGGTTTCGACTGCGCCATTCACGATCACCATGAATGGCCAAACATTCACGCTAGGCGCTGGGATTTATGATAGTCCGGACTTCATGTTACAGATTGGCGAGAACACGCTAACCGTAACTGGAACAGGCAAGCTATCGTTTGTTTGGCATAAGGAGTTGATCTAATGTATCGCGTCACGGTAAGACAAGGATTTAACGGCGATGAACACACGATCCACTCTGAATTCAACAATGATACGAAGCTACTGACTGGAAAAATCACCAAAGATGTTGATTCAATTGATTCATTCCAGTTCAGCATCAGTCCAAAGTCACCGTATTACAACAGTTTCACTGGGCTAACAACATTCGTCAAAGTTACGAATACCAAGCGCAATAAGGTGCTTTTTGAAGGTAGAGTTCTCCCAACTACAGATTCCATGGAGAGCTCCGGTATTTTGGACAAGGAAGTCACCTGCGAAGGTTTGCTGGCGTTCTTGCATGATTCTATTCAGGACTACTACGCCTTGTCGAACAATGATTTGCGGCCGTTTTTACAGCATATGATTGACGTGCACAACAAGCAGGTTGACGACTACAAGAAAATCAAGCTTGGCGTCGTCACGGTCACTAGTCCGTCCGACAACGTCTACAAGTCGATTGATGATTCGAAGACCACGTACGAAACGATCCAAGAAAAACTCATCGATAAATACGGTGGCGAGATTAGGTTACGCCATGAACCAGACGGGCTTTATCTTGATTACATGTCAGAAATTAGCGTGAAAAGTAATCAGAATATCCGTTTGCGAAGTAATTTAGTATCAATCAAGCGTGCGATTGACCCAAGCGGTTTATTTTCGATTATTAAGCCGTTAGGTGCGAGAGCTGAGTCGACCGACACTACGGAGAACGATTCAGAAATATCACAACCGCGATTAACGATTGAGACTGTCAACAATGGCAGTCCTTTTTTGTACAGTCAGAAAATGATCGACAAAATCGGTCGCGTGGTTATGCCAGTTACCTGGGACGATGTAAAGACTGCGTCAATTCTGAAATCAAAAGGTCAGCAGACTTTAGATAGTCAAAAGGAAATCAAAGAACAGTTTCAAATAACAGCTGTTGATTTAAGCATGATTCATAAAGATGTTGATGATTTTGATTGCGGTAATCATCACCGCGTCATTAATCCGTTGCAGGCAATCGACGAAGATCTAAGAATTGTTGGTCAGTCGATTGATATTTGTTCGCCAGTCAGTTCGACTTTGTCCATTGGTGATAAGTTATTAAGTCAGGAACAGTACGAAATTACTTTGCGCAAGCAACAAGAGCAGAAATTGCAGCAAGCGCAAGTGAAGATGAATCAACTATCAACTTCAACATTTAAAGCAAGCCAGCAAGCTCAAGAAGCTATCAACACCGCCAACGCGATGAAAGAAACAGTTGCTAAGCTAGAAACAGACTTGAACAATGCTGACCTAGCAAGTGTCAAGACTGACGTTGCAATTATCAAGAATCAACAAGACACGATCATTACTAATCTTGGTGAGATGTCACAGGCAACGACAGATTTGCAGACGTTTAAAGATGAACAGCTGGCACTTAATTCAGAATTGAATGCCAAGCTAGCTGACTTAATTGCACGTGTTGAAACATTAGAACAAGGAGGTACAAATTAGTGGCAGATGATAAAACAGAATATCGCGATGAGAGCCATATTAATGTAGCTAGTGATGTTGACCAGTCTAAAGTTCCTAGCACAATCAAGAAACTAGCAACTTGGATCCGTCAGAAAATGTATGGCGAAGATGTCCGGGAATCAATTGCCCGTGGCATTGAGAAAAGTAGCGAAGTTGCACAGAGTGCGGTAGATATTGCTAACGACACGGCTAGTCGGCAAGACAAGGTCGATCAGTCACAAAAAGATTTTGAAGATAGATATAACGATCAAATTGCTGGTAATACTGATTTAAATGAAGTTATTGATGCGCGTCGCCCGGCTGACAGAGAACCATATGACACGCTCGGCAAACGGCTCGATGCAGCAGATTTAGAAGTAAAAACGTTTACCTCATTTGAGGAGCTAAATACTGCAAACCTCAGACTGAACCAAACAATCAAGACTCAAATTGACGGGATAGTGCAGAATTGGAAAATAACAGATGCGGGATATCCGAACGGCTATTCTGTTGTGCAAATGGCTAACGGCTTGTATGCCTGCCGGATCTACAATCACTATAATGATTGGCTAAGTGGTGTAGATGATCATCAGTACGCAGCTCACAAAGGCTTTAATGGCATTTCCGAGAATGCCAAACGTGATGGATTATTTCCAAGCAATACGATTGCATCCTTTAAGGCTGCAGCGAATGTTGGTTTTAAATTTATTGAGCTTGACACGCGCATCACAGCAGATGGTGATTGGGTAGTTATTCACGATGCTGATACAAAATTTCTGACCGGTGAAGCTGCAAACATATCAGAAATCACGACTAGTGATCTATTATCGAGAACAATCACATCTGAGTACACCGGATACGGCCATGTGTGGAACTACATGAGTTCTACTAAGAACTATTCAGTTCCACTGTTAGCTGATGTTTTAAAAATTGCAAAAGATAATTCAATATTTGTAATGATCGAGGTTAAGGAGAGCACTGCTACTGATGATCAAATTGCTAAGATTGTTGATGTTATAAAGAAGTCAAGTATTGAGAATCAGATAATTCTGTTTGGTGGTATGCCTGCTTTAGTTTATAAGATTGCGGCTTTCTTACCAAACGTCATTGTTGGGTTTATGAACACATCGCTTGATAGCAAATGGATAAATACAATCAAGAGCTATCCCAATCACTTCGCTACTTTTAGCAAAAGTGCAATTGATGTGGCAGGGCCGCAATATGAAGCTAATAATGTCCCATGGGGAGTTTGGGCAATTGATAGCTATTCAGATGCACAATCTGCTTTTAAAAAAGGTGCGATGCTAGTCACTACTAACCGTTTATTACCAAAGGTCAGTACGTCCTATTACAAGAAATATCAGAGTTACAATCTTAACGATGTACAGAATTTATTTAGGGACAATCCAACGGTAGCAGCAGGAACAACAGCTCTCAACAATGATAATGAGCTGGTTATAAAATCAAACGGTGAGTATTACAGCAAGTCATTAGCATGGCTGCCTAGTGAGATCAAAGCTGGATCAATTATCAAGATAACTTGTACTGCCAAGACGGTTAGCTCTGATCCGGTTGATAATGTTGGTCGTATTTACATCAACAACAACACCAGTGGTGCAGACCTTGGTGTGGTAGAAGACGTGATGAGATTCGATGCAAAATACTACCAAACAAAGACAATGTACTACCCAATTACTTCTGATATGGAATCTAACATAACTATACTATCTATTGGCCTTGCTGGTCAGGGTGTATTTGGAACATCAGAAATGGTTGTCAAGGAATTCAGCTGTGAAGTATTAGTTCCAACAATGGCAGACTTATCTACTGAACGCTACTGCAACATTTTCGCATGGGATAATGCGCCGACAATTGAACCAACGATCAGAAACAAAGGCATCACTAGCATAGCTGTCGATTCATCAGATCATTCAGTTCTTAATGTCAACTATGATCCGTTCTATGATGCGTCGAAGAAGCCAGTCGTCTTTGTGACCACCGACGATCGCGGACTTGGGACTGGCTATAACAACAACCGCTTTGTGGCACCGTCTACCATCTTGTCAGGTGATAGCATTATTAAGCTTAATGTCTATAAAACTGACGGAACGAAGATTACAGATTTGCGAACCGGTTTGAGGACGAGCTTCAACTTATTGATAAAAGGTTAGGAAGTGAATAATGGAAGAACAATATGAAAAGGAGTTGAAAAGCCACGGCGATCGGCTTGATCGTGTCGAGAAAGATGTCCAAGAAATTCGCGAGGACCTTCGGTCGGGCTTGCAGAGTGTCAACGAATACACAGCAAGAATATGAGGAGATAAAGGAAGTGAACTAATGTCGCATTTATATTTTGGATTCACCATTGGTGACTGGGTGGGAATCATCACGATTATTGGTGCAGTTTTGGGCGGTTTAGGCGTTCTAACACATTGGCTGATAGGCTATGCTGAAACAACTTTAATTCAGCCGTTAAAGTATGAGTTGCGTCAAGCAACACAATCCATCGGCAAGCTAACTGAGGCGTCTGAGATAAAGCATGTCGGGTTTGAAAATCGCCTTGATGAGCATGACCGACGCTTAGACCGTCACAGTTTGCGATTGAAAAATGTAGAGAAGGAAGTTTTTAAACATGAAGATTAATTGGAAAGTACGATTACTAAGTAAGAAATTCTGGCTGGCCATTGTGCCGGCTATTTTATTGCTCATACAGGCCGTGGCGACACCGTTTGGCTACAAATGGAATTTTGCAGATATGGGCGTGCAACTCACAGGGATTATCAATGCGGCATTTGCAGTATTAACTATTCTTGGTGTGGTCGTTGATCCTACAACGCCTGGCGCGTCGGATAGCGAACGAGTTCTAACTAAGGAGGAAACAAAATGACTTTAAACGGAATTGATATTGCAAGCTACCAATCAAAATTAGATATCACAAAAATCAAGTCTGATTTTGTGATTGTCAAGGCGACTGAAGGCACAACCTACGTTAATCCTAGTTATGCGACCCACGTTCAACAGACAGTCTCTAGTGGTAAGAAGCTAGGCATCTATCATTTCTTGCGAAGTGATTCCAGTGCAGTTTCCCAGGCTGATTTTTATCTCGCCAAAATTAAGCCGTATATCGGCAAAGCAGTATTGGCACTTGATGTTGAGAATACTACGGGATCAGTGGTACAAAACCAAGCAGGCGTTGCTTTGGCTAAGCAGTGGCTGGATTACGTCTATTCCAAGACGGGGGTTCGTCCACTCGTTTACACGAATTCGAGTACAGAAAATGCATTAGACTGGTCGTCAATCAAGAATGCCAACTATGCTTTATGGCTTGCACAGTACAATAATTACAACGTCGTCAACGGATTCCAACCCAGAAACCTAAACGGGTCTTTGAAGCACTTTAGTTCAATGGCGGTTTTCCAATACACGTCAAGTGGCCGGTTACCTGGCTATTCTGGCAATCTCGATTTCGACGTGTTCTACGGCGATAAGTCTGCTTGGGACGCTTATGCGAAATCCACAGCTAAACCTGTCACACCATCGAAGCCTGCGACTAAACCAACACCCACAGCACCTGCGTACAGCACTGCTGGTAAGACGCTAGAATCTATGGCTAATGATGTGATGGCTGGTAAAGTTGGCTCTGGTGCGACTCGAACCAAGTTGTTAGGTAAGTACGCAACTGCAGTTCAGTCATTGGTCAACTTCAAGATGGGCGCAATCAAGTCTGGCTCGCTTAATAACACGTTGGCTTCGGAGGTCAAGAAGGGTGTGTTTGGTGCAGGAGATGTGCGCAAGAAGCAGTTGGGGAGTTACTATAACGCAGTGCAGGCAGTGATCAATAAGTCAGTGGTTACTCACACTTATTACACCGTGAAGGCAGGTGACTCGTTCTGGTCAATCAGCCGGAAATATGGAGTCGATATGAACAAGTTAGCAAGTCAGAATAAATTGACAATCAAATCTGTTATTTATCCTGGTCAGAAATTACTGATTAAGTAG